GGACGCATGACGGCGACAATTCAAATTAACGCTTGGGCCGAAACCCATGTCGAGGCAAAAAACTTGGCCGAGGCCCTAAGAGCCGCCTTGAACGATTATTCCGGGGCCATGGGATCAGACACCATACAGCGGTCGAGGGTCGAGAATGAAACCGACGGATTCGACGAGGAAACAAGTTTTTATCGAGTAGGGATGCAAATAACTATAATCTATAACGAGTAAAAAAAGGAGCATTTATCATGGCACAAGTAGAATCACAAGGAACGGTTTTTAAAGTAGGCGACGCCGCAAGCCCGGAAGTATTCACCGCGGTTGGCGAGGTCAAAGAGATCGGCGGCCCAAGCGGGTCCGCGCCGGTTATTGACGTTAGCAATTTGTAAGCGGGTCCGCGCCGGTTATTGACGTTAGCAATTTGTCAAGCGTCAAACGTGAAAAAATTATGGGATTGCCGGACGAGGGCCAAATCACGCTTTCGTTGAACTATGACGGCGACGACGCGCAACAAGACGCATTGAGGGCCGCCCGGACCGCACGAACGGCGACCAACTTTCAAATTGTTACGAGTAACAGCCCGCCGGAAACCTTGTCGTTTACTGCCTATGTTTTAGAGTTTTCTCTAAATTTTGCGGTTGACGAGGTCGTCGGCTTAACGGTCACACTTGAAATTGACGGCGCGGTAACTTTCGCGTAAAACAAAGGGGGCGGGAACATGGGAACCTTAACAAAAGAGCAAATCCTCGCCGCGCACGATTTAAAGCGCTTGCGGGTTGACATACCGGAATGGGAGGGCCACGTCTTTGTTAAAACAATCACGGCGGCCGAAAGAGATAGTTTTGAAAACGCGATTTATGGAAGCAAAAAGCGTTTGGACATTACCAACGTTCGGGCAAGAATGACATCAATTGCAACGGTTGACGAAACCGGAAAAAGGCTTTTTGACGAAAGCGACATAAAGGCCCTCGGGAAAAAGTCGGCCGTGGCCCTCGATCGAATTTTTATGGCGGCATGCAAACTAAACGGCATGCGGCCCGACGACATCGAGGAACTTGAAAAAAACTCATCGACCGCCCGGCGCGATTCTTCTACTTTAAGTTAGCTTTAGCGCTTGGCGGCATGACCGTTGAGGAAATGCTCGCGCGCATGGATAGCCGCGAGATTGCAGAATGGCAAGCGTTTTATAACCTTGACCCATTTGGCGAACGCCGCGCGGATTTGCGCGCCGGAATTATCGCAAGCACAAATTATAATATGTTGAGGCGAAAAGGCCGGCCAAAAAGCGTGACTGATTTTATCCCGGATTTTACCAAAGGGAAATCGAGTCAAGCGGCGTTGAATAATAAAATTATGGACGTTTTTAAAAAACTCAAACCCAAGGAAAAATAAAAAATGGCTAACGTCATTAGCTCTTTATCGGTCCAACTCGGCGTTAATACCGGCGCGTTTGTCCGGGATATGACCAAGGCGCGAAAAGCGGTCCGGTCAAACTCGGCCCGGATCAATAAGTTTTTGGGCAAGACCCAACGCGAGTTTAAGGCCACCACGCGATCAATAAAGCGTATGTCCAATTCAATCTTTTCGCTAAAGCGGCTCGCCGTTGGCGCCTTTGTAGGTTGGGGCGTTAAGCGCCTCGCCGATAGCTTTATCGAAACCGGGTCGTCCATGGACAAGCTAAGATTGTCCCTTGACACCATCACCAAGGGCGAGGGCGCCGAATGGTTTCAAAAGCTCAACGAATGGGCGCTAAAAATGCCGATTAACACACAAAAGGCGATCCAAGCGTTTACGTCCATGCGCGCCATGGGATTAAAACCAACTATCGCCGAAATGACAACCCTTGTTGATACGACGAGCGCCCTTGGCGGCGGTAGTGATACGCTAATGGGAATCGCTCGCGCTCTCGGCCAAATTAAGACCAAGGGAAAGGTTGTCACGCAAGAACTTTTACAACTCGCCGAGCGAGGCGTCCCGGCGTTTGAGATTTTGCGCGACACCTTGGGGTTGACGTCCGAACAATTGGGCGACATTGGGAACCAAGGACTTGACGCACAAGTCACCATTGACGCTTTAATTAAAGGCATGCAAGAACGGTTTGGCGGGCAATCTGAAAAAATGCAAACCATGTGGGCCGGTATGGTCGAGAGTTTAAAATCATATTGGACCGAATTTAAACGCCTCGTTATGGATTCCGGCGTCATGGAGTATTTGGAAAATAATTTGGCCGACTTGTTGGCATGGGTCGAGGAGCTTTACACATCGGGACAGTTCGCCGAATGGGCGGCCGACGTTGCCGACGCAATAATCGAGCTTGGCGAGGACATCACCGAATTTGTTTTAAATGCCGTTGGCGATTGGGAAAATTTTAGGGCCAAGGTTGTTGAAGTTTTCCAAGCGGTCCAAGGTTGGGTCCGCGATATAATGCCGGCCCTTAAAGTGCTATGGACCACGCTAAAAGGGTTGGCCAAGGCTTTTAATGCCGTTGGCAAGTTTGTTGGAAAACATGCGGCCATTGCTTACACCGGCGCGGAACAATTGGGCATGATCCCAAAACTTGAAACCGGGACCGGACCCGCGGGCCTACCACAAACCGGCCTATTTTACGGCCACCAAGGCGAAATCGTTTTAAATCCGCAAGAATCCGCCCAAGCGAGAGCCGGCGGCGGCCCGGCCGGTGTTTTTCATTTCCACTTGGAAACATTGGCGGCCGATCCGGCGACGATCCGCAACGCGGCCGCGATATTCCAACGCGAATTTAAGAGCTTAAACGATCGATGGGGAGGCAATTAATTTGGCGAACATTATACTTTATACCCGAAACATTTTAGAAACCGGAACGCTCGACGTCACCGGCGACCCGGACGACGGATTCCCGGAAAGCCGGCTCCATGATCGGGCCATTTCTCTTTTTTGGAAAGACACGGTAACAGAGGCCAAAAACTTTACAGTTGACCAAGGCGCCTCGGGAAATTTGGCCGTTGATTTTTTGGCGATTCACCGCCACAACTTTTCCGGCGTGGCCATGCAATGGCAATACTCGAGCGACAACTTTTCCGGCGATGTCAACGACGCCGTGACCGACTTTACACCGGCGGACAACGACCAAATTGTCAAGGTCATGGGAGCCGAGCAAACGCAAAGATATTGGCGCGTGACTCTCGCCTCTATGGCCGACCCGAAATGCGGCGAAATATTCATGTCATACGGCCGGGCCTTTGAGGCAACAATCGACCCGGAGCCGAGCCAAAAACGAATATCAAACGTCAAGTGGAACCGGACCCTTGGCGGCCTCGATCGATCGACAAAGATGGGCGACAAGCGCCGGGCGCGGTCTTACTCTTTGTTTTTGGATTCAACGGATTTGACATCGTTTAAAGCGGCCATGGCCGAGCTTAACGAGGACGCTTACCCTTTTTGGCTAAAAGACCATGACGGCAATTATTTTGCATGCCGGTTGGCCGAGGATATAAACGAAAAATATGACCATGGCGCCGCGCGAACGCGGATCAATTTAAACGTGATAGAATTACTATAAAGGAGTTTTTAAAATGGCAAAATCAGCGGTAAACGATGTCTTAGACGCAATGTTGGATTTTATCGCGGACAATGGAAACGAAATCAACCTTTGCTCGGCGGAGCCGACCACATATCTTGAAGCGCATACCACCTATATGTTGGCCCAACAGGCTTTGACCGTTGGCGACGGAAACGGCGACTATACAATCGCGGACGGCGATTCAAGCGGCCGAAAATTGACCGTGGCCCAACAGGCGAGCGTTTCAATAACCAATTCGGGAACCGCGACCCATGCGGCGATTGTCAAGACATCGACGCAAGAGCTTTTAGCAGTTACCACGGTCACACCGCAAGTTTTGACCGCCGGCGGAACCGTGACGATTCCATCATTTAAGGGCGAAGTGTCCGACCCAACATAATTGGAGTAGTATTTTTTAAATGAAAACCTTGACCGCCTTTACTGAAACCGCGATCGACAAACCCCACGTTGACGTTGTCCGATTGCTCGAGTTGACAATCGGATCAACGACGCTCTATCTTTGCGACCGCGTTTTCGGGACCGATAATCTATGCGTTTTTAACGGCCAACTATATGAGCCGATGATCCTATCATGGATGAATATTAAAACGGGCCGCATTGACCCCATTTCCTATGAAACCGAACCGGGCGAGGCGGGATTCACCGTTGACAATTCCAAGGGCGTTGGCGGCGCGGCCTCGTTCACCGCGTTATTTGCAAGCGACGATCCGCAATATTGCGCGATCACAATATCAGAAATCCACGCCGGAGCCACCGCGGCCGGCGACGAATTGACGCTTTTTGCCGGCCAGATCGAAGATATTACAGAAATGACCGCGGACCGGGCAACGGTCGTTTGTAGCGGTTTTGAATTAAGCATAATTAATAAATTTTTACACACCATCGTTGACACAACCAACTATCCCGGCGCGGACCCGGACGACCTCGGAAAAATGATTCCGCAAATTTACGGCGAGGCTTTAAGGGTCCCATGTATCGCGGCCGACGCCGGCGGGAAAACAACCATTGCGCAAGACATGACCGAATCGACCCCGGCGTCCGGTGGCACTCTCGAGGTTTCCGACGCTACCGCGCTCCCAAGCGCCGGGGCCTTTATTTTTCAAGTTGATAGCGAGCAAATTTCAATCGCCTCGCGAAGTGGAAACACCTTGACCTTGGCCGCGGCCAATGCTCGAGGATATGCGGACACCACAGCAGTTGCGCACGACAAGGGCGCGCCCGGCGCGGAAATCCAAACAAGCTATGTTTATATTGTGGCGGATCACCCGGTCAACTCAATAGATACGGTTTATGTCGATGATATTCGGCAAACGTCCGGCTTTACGGCCTACACCGGCCAAACCGGCGACGAATACACAGGATACGCCGGCAAGGCGGTTGTTGTCTTTTCCGCACTTCCAAACTATCTAAGGCAAGTCAATATTGAGGTCGATTCAACCCTTGACGTTGATAGCGCCGGCCGGGCGGTTAATGACTCGGGACACTCACACGCCGCCGTACAACAAACAATTGAATGGTATTTTGACGACGCCGTGGTCCTCGATCCGACCGTCACCAATGAAGATAATATTTGCGATGGGAACTTGTCGAGCTATGCCACACTTGAATATGTGTCACAAATAAGGCTCGACAAAATAACGTTGGAGTCTTACAGCGGCCCGCCGCAACAATACCGAATCGCCATGAGAGTTGGAACCATTGACGCCGGCTTAACCATAACCGGTAGTTTTTACGGCCTCACCGGGCCGTTGGTCGTTTCGGCAAACTCAACACATAACAATACGACGCGCTATTCGCCTTGGTTTACGGTTGACGGCAACGTGGACACTTGGGACGAATTGAGAACCCAAACCCTTGTCCCTATGTTGGTCACATCGTCCGGGGTTAATTCGGGAACCATCGCCGAGGTTTGGCTCGAGGTTAGATACACGCCGGCCGCGAGCGTTTCGGGATATGCGGCCGTGGCGCTTTCCGGGTCGAACGTATTAACCGGCACGGTTACACTTTCGGGCAACTCGACCGCCGAAACCGTTATCGGCGAAAGGATCGCGGTTGACGCCAAGGGCTTTCAAGATGATTTGTCCGGGACTTATACCGGGACCCCAAGCGCCTTAATTCAGCGGCCCAACCATATCCGAAAACACATATTGCTTGACCGTTGCGGCCAAGCGGCCTCGATCATTGATTCGACGTCGGATTCAATCATTAACGACTTTTATATTTCAAACGGTTATGTGGTCGGCTTTCCTATTCTGCAACGGCCGAACGTCCGAAATTTACTAAACAGGATCGCCCGGCAATCAAAAGCGATCGAATATTGGGACGCCGGAACCCACCACATGGTCCCGGTCCGCGTGACCGAATCGCTATCAAGAGTCGTTGAGGACATGCGAATCGACCTTGGCCAATTGTGGTTGAAATATACCGACCGGATTAACATTAAAAACACCTTAACCGCGACATATAAGCGGCAATGGTCCGGCCACGTTGACGAAACCGAAAGCGAGCGCGAGATCGTCACCGCGAGCGATTCAACGTCGATAACCAATTTTGGCATTTTACAAGGCGACCCGCTTTCATACCCCTATATAGCCGACGAAACCCAAGCCCAAGCGGTCCTTGATTTGCAGTTGGAGCGATCAAAGGGGCCGTTGTTGATTGTGGAGTTTGTCGGCGGCTATTATCTAAAAGACATCGAGCGCGGCGACGTTGTCGGTTTTGACGTCGGCGAAAGTACTTTGTTGGCCCAAGCGACTTTGGGCCTTATACCGTCAAAATTAAGCGGTTTCCGGGTCCTTGAAAAACTTTACCGGTCCGACGGCGCGATCCAATTGACGGCCATATATATTGGCATTTCAGCCGAAACGGTCACACCGGACAATTTGGCTTTTGCCTTTACGATTGACAACATTACTACCATTACAACCGATATGCTTTTCGATTTTACGCTCGACAACTTGGTCTTGACTCAACAACACACCATCGCGATTCAAAACCTTGATTTTGCATTTTTGCTCGAGCAAATCCGATTCACCGGGATTGAGTATTTTGTCTTAAAAGAGGACAACGACTTTTTATTACAAGAAAACAACGATAAAATTATACAAGAGGAAGTCGTCACCATTTTGCAAGAAATGGGCGACGCGCTCTTAAAGGAAGATAACGACAAACTTTTAACGGAGATATAGCTATGGCCGACCAAAAAATCAGCGCATTGACAGAAATCACCACCTTGGCCGCCGGCGACCTCGTCGCGGTTGTTGACGTTAGCGTCCCGGAAACAAAGCGGATCACCCGCGACAACTTGGTGGCCGACATGGTCCTAAATTCCGCCGGTGAATTTACCAAAAACCAAAACCTTGATTCGGTCACGCTTTCAATATCAGCCGGCGCCGTGGCCATTGACTTTGAAACCGACGGAAACGCCAAGTTGACCTTGGACGAAAACGCGACCCTTTCGGCTCCAACTAACTTGGTTGACGGCCGCGGGATCAAGGTTAAAGTAACTCAGGACGGAACCGGCGGGCGGACATTGTCATTTAATGCGGCCTATGATTTCGCCGGCTATGAAAGCGCCGTCAACGCCACCGCCGGCGCCGA